TCAGAATTAAATTTATCAAGTACGTCAGGTTTCATCTGTGCAACCATACCCATGCTGTTTACATACCTATCTACGCTATTTGTACCAATAGCACGTTGTGCTTGTGCCAACATAGATACAAATTCTACGTTTAATTCCATACCTTGCATTTCTTCTGGGGCTGGTGGTACTAGTCCAGCTTCTACCATCCTGTCAAATGTTATATCAATCAATGGATCTAACAACTCATTGTGCAAACGTTCCAGTACTGGACCTAACATAAGCAGTTTTTCTTCGTGACGTTCTGCTACTTCTGTCGCTGTCATGCGTGTGTCAGTAGCATTTGCCAACATAAGAAACAAATCTGCATAAAAACTACTATTTATACGACCACGAACGTCCTGTATGTCTCGTAATAAATGATCAAGGTTTAAATTTACGTTAAATGCTGTTTCTATCTTGCCTTGCGCTCCATCAATAAACGTAACCCCACCCGGTAAACTGTCCACATCTCTATTTTTCATGTAGCTAGGCACTTGTAATGGTGGCTTTGTCTGGTAATCAATGCCTTGTGCCTTGCGTAACTGCTCATGTTGCAATTGTTTTATGTCACCTAATGACTCCATACCCGGTGAATTACCATATATATCACCACCTGCTACGCCCCATCTGGGAATTACTGCCGGAAATTCCTTAAATCCGCTTTCTCGTAACACCTGATCGCCATCACTGCCAGTTTCAAAGTAACAAGACTTATATGCCATGTTCATATTGTCTTTTTTCTTGTAATCACGCTCTCTATCATCCCTTGGTTCTATAGCGTGTACCAATGTAATCCAGCTATCTAATGAACCTCTGTCGTACAAATTCTTAACGGACGTTGAACATTTGTTATATCCAAATTCTCTTACAACTTCTCCTACTGTTTTTTGAAATTCTCTATACAAAGTATTAACTCTACCTTGATAATCAGTTGCTATTGCATATTCTCCAATAGTTACAGGGTAATGATGTATAGCGTTTTTGCTATCGGGGAGGATAATAGAACCAGCCGTGCCAAATGCTCCCAACTCTTCGTATATTCCATGTAATGTTCTATATGTATTAGATTTTTGAAACACTAATTGCATTCTTTCCGTTACATCGTTTAGCCATAGCTTTACAGGAGCAAAACTATTTAATTCTGGGTCAGCAGTACCAAGCCTAAACCAAGGTCTTGCAGGCGATGTTGCACCTGCCATCATACCTGCACCTAGTGTTCTTAATGCTCTTGTACCAGTGTTGTCATATATAGAGTTATGTCTCCTATGTCCTTTATTTCTATCTTGTTGAAAATATCGTCCGTTTCTCGGTAGTAAATATGTCGTGACTTCTTGCCAATGTGACCACCATGTAGCCCTTTCAGACCTAAGATGACCCCACCTTGTTATAAGTTTTTCTTTTTTTGTTTTCATTAATTAGTTTCCTAATAAACTATTACCACCTAAATTTAATGCTGATGGATCTACTCCAACTTGACCTGTTAATAAACTACCTCCTCCCATATTTCCTCCTCCTTGACCTTTTTTACTTTTTCCTTTGGCTACTGCTTGTGCTACAGGGTTTACTGTATTGGAACTACCACCAGTTAACACAGTTGATGCTGGACCTTGTTGTGCTGCTTCCTGACTTCTACTAATTATTGCCTGCACTTCTGGCTGTTGTTGGTTTGCTTGGTTATATGCAATTTCAGCACGTTGCGCTTCTGCTTCTGCTTGTTCTTTTGCTTGCTGATTAGCTCTTCTTTGCTCTGCTAATGCTCTGTCTTGCGCTCGTTTTTGCTCGTCCGCAGCATTTTTTGCTGTGACTGCCGTGTATGTTCCTACTGCTGCTACTACTGCTGCTACTGCCATGTCATAACTCCTTAGAAAAAATAATGTCTTGTACACCATATTTTAATCTCGGCAATATTGCACTTAAAGAGGTGTTTTCTTTAGCGTGCCATAGCATTAGTTTGCATCCGAGAGATGTAGCGTGTTTTTCTGTTTCCTTAATTAACTTTAAACCTGCCCTGCTACCTCGCATTTCTTTCTTGATATACAAGAGATCATTTTGAGCTAATACAAGATCGGCATAATGTGGATGATTAAGAACAAAATTAACAGAATAACCTATCAAAACATCATCTTGCCATGCCGATAAAATAAACAATTGATTAGCTTTTTCCAAGTTATGGTAAGCTTTCTCATCTGGCTTTAACTTCATTACTTGTTTGTTAAGAGCAATCTCTTCGTAATGCTCTTCAAACAAAATTGATGCTTTAGCCAACATTTCATCAACTGTGGCAAGTTTGATTTCCGTTTTGGATACCCTACTTTTGTCAAGATTACAGGTGGATTCCTTAGTTACGGTCACACTGGTCATAAAAAATCTTTTGGTACACAATCAAATATTATATGGACTCTGTCTGTCGTGCCAACATTGTCTGCTGTATGTACTTTCTTATGGTTAAACCACCAAACCTCACCTACCTCAAATTTTTGCTTCTGATCTCCGCAAGTTTGGCTACACCATTGGTTTGATTTAACAACAAGATGAAACCTTTGATAGTGGTCTGCATACGTTCCTTGATCGTTATGTTTAGTTACATGACCACTAGGCTTTAAGTTCACTATAAGTACCCTTCCCATATCTTTTACTTCTAGCTTTTCTAATATTGGTCGCATCAATGGCACTAACGCAGGTTTTAAATATTCCATACATGGGTAATCGTATGATCCTGTATCCCATAAAACGTAGTATTGGCTCATCTTTAACGGCCCTCTAACGTATATCGACTCCGTATCCTTATGTGGTGATCCAGTAAATTGTTGTCTTATCTCTATTTCTTTCCATAACTCTGGTTTTGCATCTAATAATTTAAGCAATGGTTTTACATCTAGACCATCTGCTATACGAACAAAATTAGATTCCTCTGTATGGGTCATAATCTGCTTTCTGTGTGGATTCTTTACGTCTTTTAATGTATATATCCTCTGGTACTTTCTTGGCTACTGGCAGGGCAAAGGTTAGTGCTAGTGCATCAGCCAGATCTGGTGACCCTGCTCCCTGCAATCTCTTCTTAATTTGATCTTTGCTTTCCAATACACGCCTACCTACGTTGTCATACCAATAAATGGGTGTTGCTAATTCTTGTTTTAACGCTACATCGTTTGGTATTGAACCACCTTCCTCTATCCACTGTTTCATTAGCCACCACATCTCACTTCTACGATTTATATACTGCTCTGGTTTGCTTGCCTTACCACCAAATGGTATCTCAATTACGTCATACGATAGCTGCCTTAGTCTGTCGATTACGCCACTACCTGCACCTGCATCACAAAACACTGCATCTGGTTTATGTTCTTCTATCTGGTTAGCTACTCGTGC